AATCAGATGATGAAGATCTAGATGAATCAGATGATGAAGACCTAGATGAATCAGATGATGAAGACCTAGACGAAATGTTTGGCCTTAACGAACCAGAAATGGAAGCAGAGCCAGATCCAGCAATGGACATGATGGGCGACATGGAACCAGAAATGGGCGGCGACGATGAAGAAGGCGACGACGAAGAAGGCGAAGCTGACGGACCAGAAGCTGCAATGGATAACCTAGAAGATGCACTTGAAGAGCTTAAAGCAGCATTTGCTGATATGATGGGTGACGAAGAGCCAGGTGAAGAAGAGCCAGAAGAAGAAGCAATGGCATTTGAAGCTGACGAAGAAGTAGAAGAAGCTGCTGACGAAGAAGTAGAAGAAGCTGCTGACGAAGAAGTAGAAGAAGCTGCTGATGAAGAAGTTGAAGAAGCTGCTGATGAAGAAGTTGAAGAATCAAAAACACCAAAAACAGCATCAGAAACAATGCGTGAATACGTAGAGAAAATTTCAGAACCATCAAATCAAGAAGGCGCAGACAACAAAAAATCAACAGTTGCTGGCAAGAATGACATGGGCGGAACAGCATCAAACCTAAACCAAGGTAAAGATGGCGGACACCCAGAAGCAGGTGCAGGTTCAACTGTACAAGGTTCGGCACTAAGTGATACAAGTGCAAAAGAAGATAACGCAGGGAATGTAAACGTTCCAGGCGGTAAGGCTTCAAAATCAATGAAGTCACAACCTGGCCACGGCGCTGAGAAAAAGGGCAAGCCAGAGAATGCTGCAAATAAAAAGTCAATGACTGGCAGCTAAGATAGGACCAAAGATGTTTAACTTAACTGAAACACTATCCTTCGACCAAGCTAGAATGGTCGTTGAGTCTGCTGATAACGCTTCGGGTGGAAAGGACCTTCATATGAAGGGAATTTTCATTCAAGGTGGTGTTAAAAACGCTAACCAGCGTGTTTATCCGGTAGAAGAAATTGGCAGGGCTGTCACCACGCTCAATGAGCAGATAGCTGAAGGATATTCGGTTTGTGGTGAAGTTGATCATCCAGAAGGCCTAAATATTAACCTAGACCGTGTAAGTCATCTAATCACAGACATGTGGATGGATGGTGCAAACGGTTATGGTAAATTAAAGATACTACCAACACCAATGGGAAACCTAGTTAAAACAATGCTTGAATGCGGAGTTAAACTAGGTGTTTCATCAAGAGGTAGCGGAGACGTTGATCCCACAGGGAATGTCAACGGATTTGAAATAATCACCGTGGACGTTGTGGCTCAGCCCAGCGCCCCCGGTGCATATCCTACACCAATTTACGAACATTTAATGAACGAAAGAGGCGGGTATAAGGCATTTTTAACTTCAAAAGAAGTAACAGGCGACCCAAAGGCACAAAAATATATTGCAGAGAGCTTATTAAACATAATAAGCAGGCTCCAATAAAGGAGAAATTAATGGAAGCACTTAAATCCCTATTAGAGAGCGATGCAATTTCAGAAGCAATGAAAACAGAAATTGAAGCAGCATGGAACACAAAGATTGATGAAAATCGTCTTGCCGTTACTTCCGAGCTTCGTGAAGAGTTTGCAACAAAATATGAACACGATAAAGGTGTTATGATTGAAGCAATCGATTCTTTGATGACTGAAAAGTTAGCAGAGGAAATGAAAGAGTTTGCTGAAGACCGTAAACAACTTGCTGAACAAAAAGCAAAGTATGCGGTAGCAATGAAAGAAAATGCAAATCTTATGTCAAGATTTGTATCAGAAACATTGGTTAAAGAAGTAAACGAATTACACGAAGATCAAAAAGCAATGGCTAATAAGTTCACTGTGCTTGAAGAATTTGTTGTCGAACAACTAGCTAAAGAAATTGCAGAGTTTGATGAGGACAAAAAAGATCTTGCTGAAACAAAAGTACGTCTAGTACGTGAAGGCAAAGCTCACTTCGAAAAGGTCCGTAAAGACTTTATCGAAAGAAGTGCAAATGCAATATCTGAAACTGTTGACCGCGGCTTACGCAGCGAAATCAAACAGTTGAAAGAAGATATTGACTCAGCACGTAAAAACGATTTTGGTCGTAAAATATTCGAAGCATTTGCTAACGAATATATGGGTTCACACCTAAATGAAAGATCAGAAACTAAAAAATTACTTAAAGTTGTAGACACTAAAAATCAACAAGTTGTAGAAGCAAAAGAACTAGCACTAAAAGCTAAAGCAATTGCAGAAGCAAAAGACGCAGAAGTAAAGCGTTTAGTTGAGTCTAATCAGCGTAAAGAAGTATTAAACGAACTTACTGGACCACTTAACACGGCCCAGAAAGAAATCATGGCAGATTTACTGGAATCAGTTCAAACACCTAAACTACGTTCAGCGTTTGACAAGTATCTACCGTCAGTTATTGACAGTAAAGCTCCAGCGAAGCAGAAGGCAACACTTAAAGAAGGCAAAGAAATTACAGGCAATAAAACAAACAGTTCTATCGAGTCAAGCGAATCAAAACATAATGTGATTGATATCAAACGCTTGGCCGGATTATAAGGAGATAAATATGTCAGAACTACTAACAGGTCGCTGGCAGGAGACAAAAGGTGCCTTAGTCGAAGGCCTTACAGGCAACAAAAAAGCAGTTATGGAAACAACTCTTGAAAATACTCGCAAGTATTTGTCAGAATCCGCAACTGCAGGTGCAACTTCTGCTGGTAACGTAGCAACCCTAAACCGTGTGATCCTTCCAGTGATCAGACGTGTTATGCCAACCGTTATCGCTAACGAACTAGTCGGCGTACAGCCAATGACTGGTCCAGTTGGTCAAATTCATACACTACGTGTACGTTACGCTGATGCTTTCAATAGTGCAAGCGGAACAGACACAGCAGCTGGTGATGAAGCTCTAAGTCCATTCAAAATTGCTGAAGGTTACTCCGGTGCCGCAGCAGACGACAGGGCAGCAGCAACAAGCGCATTAGAAGGCGCAGCTGGTAACAGACTAAGCATTCAGATCTTGAAACAGACTGTTGAAGCGAAGTCACGTAAGCTATCAGCACGTTGGACATTTGAAGCGGCACAAGACGCTCAAAGCCAGCACGGTATCGATGTAGAAGCAGAAATCATGGCAGCACTTGCTCAAGAGATTACTGCAGAAATCGACCAAGAAGTTATTGCAAGTCTAACCTCACTAGCAGGTTCAGCAGCAGAAACTTACAACCAAGCAGCAGTAAGTGGTACAGCTACTTTTGTTGGTGACGAACATGCAGCACTTGCAGTTCAAATCAACAAAGTGTCAAACTTAATTGCACAGCGTACACGCAGAGGCGCAGGTAACTGGGCTGTTGTTTCACCAACTGTATTAACAATTCTACAGTCGGCAACAACATCAGCGTTTGCAAGAACAACAGAAGGCACATTCGAAGCACCAACTAACACTAAAATGGTTGGTACATTGAACAACGCAATGAAGATTTATGTAAACACATATTCTTCAACTGATGACGTTCTTGTTGGTTACAAAGGTACTAGTGAATCAGATGCAGCAGCATTCTATTGCCCATACATCCCACTAATGAGTTCAGGTGTTGTTCTAGATCCAGGCACATTTGAGCCAGTAGTATCATTTATGACACGCTACGGTTATGTAGAACTAAGCAACACTGCTTCGTCTCTAGGTAACGCAGCTGACTACCTAAGTAAAGTTGGCGTAACAACCGGCAACCTAAGCTTCAGCTAAGTTAAAGTCAAATGTTAATGGAAAAGGCCCTACGGGGCCTTTTTTATTGAGTAAATATACTATAGGAGAGTATAATGAAAACTGGTCAAATATTTAAATATTCCGGAAGCAACGCTATTGTTAGACCTGACGAATTTGGGCAAACTCGTAGAGACATTGTTATCAAGAATGGTCGCAAAGAATATGCAATCGGAGACAGAATAAAATATTATGTTGTAGAAAAGAACGGAAGATCCTTTGCAACAGATATTGAATTAAATGAGTAAACACCCATTTTATTAAAATGGATAAATACTTTTGTCAGAGGAATAGAGAACCTTGATAAGGACTTATGCGGTCCCACCGCGTAGACCTAGAACGTCAACATAAGGAGAAAACAATGGGACGTCCAATTAATAAAGATTTGATAGGGTTTGGAACAGGCCGTATCGCAGCAACACGCCACTTTTTTACAGGTGGTGCAGAAGCAACAACAGCAGCACACATTGTATCACAAAGATCAACAAATAAATTTTTAGTAAGACTTGATTCAGATGCAGGCGATGCAGCAACTGGTGAAGTAATGACACTAGTGAATAAAGCTAACGGCGCACTAGTAGCAGGCGAATTTAGAATCGATGCAATCTTAGAAGATTCAACAACTGTACAAGTAACTAAACTACGCAATAGAACAATTCAGTATGAAGGCGGAACAGCAAACGTAGCAAACGTTCGTTGGGCAGCAGGGTTCCACCCAGCAGCAGGCGATGCCGGTGCAAATGTAGATTCTCAGTAATCTAAAGGAGCATTAAATGTCTAGCGCCAAAATACTTGAACACAGTGTAGATCTATATAAAGTCACAGTTAATCCTGGTGGCACAGTAGAATTTAATGCTGGAGATGGATTGTCTCCAGCAACTACCGGCACGTTTAACTTTTACGGCGATCTTAATGTTGTTGGTAGTCAAACTACTATTAACACATCGGAATTAGCTGTTACTGATAAAACAATTACCATTAACAATGGTGAAAGTGGTAACGGAGTTTCAACAGGGCCTGATGGAACTGAAACAGCTGGAATAATTGTAGACAGAGGGAATTTTCCTGATGCTAAGTTATTGTACGACGAAGACCTTAATTGGTACGACTCTCGAAGCGGTGGAATCATTGGCGATAAAGGTGCGTGGGCATTTAAAGACCAGAATAACGAAACAATAGGTGTTTTTACAAATTTTGTTGGAACATTTGGAAGTGACAATTTAGTTTTATTAGGTGAAGGAACTAATGTTGTAACTGTAACTGGAACAGTTAGTTACGAAGAACAACTTTGGCCTTACGTTAATGGTGTAATTCAGCCAAACGTAAACCTACCTGATAGACTTAGTGCGCCAACAGATGACGATCATATACCAAACGTAAAAGCTGTTAAAGATTATGTTAAAGCGTATAATACATACAACTTTACTGATACAATCGAAAGCGGCGACACGACTGTAAGTGTAGCAGACCAAGACGAAACAAGCAGCGCAAGTTTAGCTCTTATTACAGTTGATAGTAGCGAAGTAGCACGTTTTTATCAAGCAAGTATTGAATTACTTGAAGTCGGTATAACAACTAACACAATTTCAACTATAAACCAAAATTCAAATCTTAAAGTGCAGGGCAGCGGAACAGGAAGTGTAGAGTTTGGAACTCCAGCATTATTTCCTATTACAACTGATCCTGAAGCACCAACTGATGGAGTTAAACTTTATGGTAAAGCAGAAGCTGACGGAGGAACTGGTATATTTTTTATCAATCAAAACTCAACTACAGATGAAATTATCAGTAGAAACAAAGCACTATTGTATAGTATAATTTTTTAAAGGAAAACAAAATGGCCATTGCAAGTAATCTAATATTAGCAACAGACACAACAATATTGTTAGTGCCGGCAGAGAAAAAATATGCAATTACTACAATTGTTGTTTGCAACTATGCAACAACAACTGATGCTTCGTTTGCAAGTAGTTTTGATATGCATGTTATACCAAGTGGAGAATCAAAAACTAATGCAAATAAAGTTTTGAATACTATCGCTATGCCAGCACAAGAAACATTTTCGTTTAATACTGAACGTTTAATATTAGAAGAAGGGGACAGTGTTGTTTTAAATAGTCCCGACTCAAACAGATTGAGTGCAACGATTAGTTATTTGGAAGTTTAAATGGAATATATTAAGAAGCAGTCGATATACTCAAGAAAAATTGACAACAATGAACTTATTATTAACAATGACGGTACTATCGAACTTACTCCACAAGCAGGAGCAGTCAAAGTTGCCGGTAACTTAGAAGTTACTGGAAGTAGTAGTGGTCCGACAAACGATTTAGTTTATTATGTTTCTTTAGAAGGCGATGACGCAAATGACGGACTTGGTGCAGGCGCATCAAGAGCAAAGCGTACTATTAAGTCAGCAGTAGATGATGCTCCAGCAGGCGCAACAATTAAAGTTGCACCAGGAGAGTTTTACGAAGACAACCCAATTACATTAAAAGAACGTATGACAGTACGTGGCGATAGTTTACGTAACGTACTTGTTTTTCCAAATAATCCAACACTAGACTTATTCTTAATGGATAATGCTTGTTATCTATTCCAGATGACATTTAGAGGACTACGTGATCCAGGTTGGTGTGCAAGAATTAGAGAAGGTGCTCTAGTTACTACATCACCATATGTACAAAACTGTACTAACATGAACGGTCCTTGGTTGAATGACGGAACAGAATTTATTCCATTCCAAACAGTACAAATTGACGGCGTGCCTGCAACAGCTAGACCGATTGAAAACGATCCAGCTGTTCCACTAGCAAAACGAATAAATGTTAACGGTGGTGGTAACGGTATTTTAGTCGACGGTAATGACTACGATCAACGTTCGTTAGTTTTTAGTTTTGTTGCAGATGCATTTACACAAATTGCCCAAGGTGGTATTGGTTTCCATGTTACCAACTTTGGTTATACACAGATTGTTAGTTGCTTCTCGGTGTTTACACGTATTGGTTTCTTGACAACCAAAGGCGGCTATCTTAGTATTTCAAACAGTGTTAGTGACTTTGGTACATTTGCTATTATTGCTGACGGACTATTTGATAAAGTTTATACAACTGCAAGACCATCACAAACATATACATCTAATGTAGGTAGTGTAACTGTAAATAGTACAGGTGCAGGATATACTGGTACACCTACTGTTACTTTTGAGGCACCAACAACTCCGGGAGGAGTTACAGCAGAAGGTACTGCTAGTGTTGATACATTAAGAGGCGAAGTGACAAGTATTACAGTTGATAATCCAGGTAGCGGTTATCAATCAGCGCCAACCATTACATTAACAGGCGGCGGATTTAGTAGTGCAGCAACCGCAACAGCTAACCTAATTAAAAACAAAACAATTGAAGTAAACAGTTTACGAGATGTTCCTCAAACAGGTAGTGTTATTAAGTTTGAAGGCGACTCAACTGTTTATTATGTAACTGGAAACAACATTACAACACAACCGTTTATATATGATGAAAATGTTTGTAGACGTGACGTTAGAAGAATTATTGATGCTATTATGGGCGATGTTGCTCTTGGTACTAATTACCAAAGTATTTCCGCTGGTAGAAGTTACTTACGTGCAAACAGTGCCAAAGTACTTAATCAACAATTAGCACCTACAATTTTTGGTATCGAAGCAACAAGAGATGAAATACTTGCTCTTATTCCAGATAGCGATCCTGCTAACGAACAATATAGATATGACATAATAGAAAAAACTGCAATTATTACAAACTTCATTTCAAATGAAGATAGTAGTGGTGCACCAGACGTTTTTTATGACGATACAAATGCTAGTAGTCCAGCAGCAGTAGCAGCAAAAGATTCAATACTTCTTAACAAAGACTTTATTGTTAATGAAACAATAAAATATATTGCAGAACAGTTTAGCAACTTATCATACGACCAAGACAAGTGCGAACGTGATGTTAGAATTATTACTGAAGCAGTAGCTTATGACACTGCACTCGGAACAAACTATAATAGTGTTACTGCGGGGCTTGCTTATGCAAGAGCTAATGCAAGCGAAGTAA